GGTATAATCAGTAAATGCTTCAGAGTTTGTAGCATCAGTTTGAAACTTAAAGAATGCTTGATCTGCATCAGTCGCAACCAACTGGTCATTAGTAAGTTTTAAACCAGCCCAAACTTTTTGATTATCAATTGCAGGTAATGCTATTGATGTTTCAAAATGCACTTGATTCTCAGTACCCCATAAACATCCAGCCCATGCTGTCGCAGCAGTATCTAAATGTGGAGTAAGTATTGCTTGGTCTTGATCAGCACCTGCTGTTGTTGCAACAATTCCTGCCGAAGTAGTGTTAAAAGTACACAAAGCTGTAGTCATATTAGTTCCAAGTGCTTCCCAATTTCTATTCAAAGCTCTTTGAACCTCAGTTGTTGATACTTGGTCAATGTCTGCATTTAAACCTGGTCTTTGTAAAAACCATTCGTCTAAATAAAAACGTCTTGTATCTTGTGGATAATCTCCAAGAGTTCTGTCTTGTATTAAACCAGTAGTAGTATTTTTACTGATTAATTTCATTCCATTTTGTGACCGTATTGGTCCTGAAAAAGTTGAATTAGCCATGTCAATCTCCTTGTCTTGGCAAATGTCTACATAATTGTAGTCAAGGTTTTTTTAACTATATAACAAAAAAGGGCGACTTGTAAAGCCGCCCCTTGAACATTTGTTCGGTTTTTACTTATGCTCCAGGAGAGCCATAAACACAGCGAGGGTCAGAATATCCAAATGAATATCTTTCTCTTGCTTTAAACCTCATATTACCAGTAGTGAAGTCATCTTCCATTGATGTTTTAAGAGGTGCTCTTTCAAAATGTAAGAATCCTCTTGGTGCATCAGTTTTAAGGAAAAATGCATCAGTATCAGTTAGAAAATGATTTACAACGTAACCATCTGAAATCATACCCATATTTTTGGTTGCATTAATATCATTATCTGAAGTTCCTGGTCTTAGAGTAGACTCTAACAAACGATCTGCAACAAATTGAAGTTGAGGTGGAATAATTAATTTCATGCCACGAAGAGCAATAATTAAATTCCTTTCATCAACAAATGTTGAAATATCTATTAAAGCATTCTCTAATGATGTTTCATTTAAATCGGCTGCTGTACTTGGTTCATTTGCAAATGTACCACCACCTCCGAGAGGATGGTCAGTAGCACATAACTCTTTGCCATCTCCTCCTGTGTAGTCACTATCAAACGCATTATTCAATGTTGCTGCAGATTTCACTTGTTTACTATGAGCCATAGAACGAGCTAATGCTCTTGTATACCTTGCACCTAATCTGTCGTACAAGTTATCTTCCATAGCCTCTTGTGTTAAAGCAAAAGCTAAAGCAATAGTTTCATGCGTATAACGTGCAGTATAAACTTCGTTAGCAGTATCGAAATTAACTCCAGCACCTTCAGCTTTGGTTGGGGCATTCCCGAAACCTGAGAGCATTACTTCTTCTTCAAACGCTCTGTCTGAAGATTCGGTATCATAAATTTCTTTATGCTCTGCATCGTAACGGTCATATTCCATTCCAAATAATGCGTTAAGTCCTGGTTCTAGCTCTTTCGCTAGTTGTGCTCTTGATATAGCCATATTACATTACCCCCTATGCTAATCCTGCACTTTTTTGACCAAAAATATGATTTTGGATCACAACGTGCACGTTTGTTGCATCTGATGATACATCAGAATTTTGAGGGTCTTGCGAAATATCAATAGCTTTAAGAGGTAAAGTAGCTGTTGTAGCTCCATCTGATACATTCAATTCAGCACCAGAAATACCAGTAGTGGTACTTCCTGCACTTGTATAAACTATATCAAAATTACCAAATAAATCAGCTACTGGCATTGCTGCATTCCCTTGAATTTCAAAAATAACCATTGGGTCATCAATGATAAATGCAAAAATATCAGAAGCATTTGTACTAGCAGGATAATAATTCTTAAAAACCTGCTCCTTTGAGGTTGGATCTGTATACATACAACCATTGAATACGCCTACAATAGGTACGGTTCCACCATCTGCGTGAACTTCCACGCCCCCACCTGTGACTTGAGCTACCATGTCACCTGTGAAAATGCTGGTATCGTAATTTGCGGCGATCCTATATCGGCTTTGTCCACCAGTAAAAGGCATTCCACCTATTCTACCAACAGGACGCATCCCAAAAGCGGCATCTTTATTTGCCATAAGATTTCTCCTTATTCTTCATTTAAATTACGGTTTTTTCCAAAAGAAACATCGCTGCTTCTTTGGGGTTTTAGTTTTGGCATTACGGGATTGTTCTCTCGCATCCAATCACGATCCACAGCATCCATTTGTGCTTGTGTTTTATCTTCAAAATATGCCTTGCGTTTTTCCACAATTTCTTCTGGAACTCTTGCAAGTAACAAACCACCAGTACCTATAACTCCAGCGTTTTTACCTTCGTCAATAACAGGAGCATCAAAATCTGGATAATCTTCTGCCATGACAAGCTCATAACCTTCTCGTCTTCTTTTAAAGACGTTATTTTTATCATCGTAATCCATTACAGATTCACGTATCCACCTATGCTTATAACCAATAGGTGCTTCAGGAGCATCCAAAGCTGATGGTGGCTTCCAATCTTGGGTTCGCTTTGTTTCTTCACGAGATTGCGAATCTCGACTTTTTCGATCAATAGCCATTATGTACTCCTATTTTCTAATTTAGCCACTTCCTTTGCATATCGTTCAAGAGGAATTTTCATCTTGTTTGCAAAAGCGACTTGACCTGGCGTTAATTGCACAGTTTTTTTCCGTCCAGATTTTACTTGTCCAGAGGACGAGGCAGGAGCAACGGTTTGGACGTTAGCCCGTTTATCCTGAAACTTGTTTGGAAAGCTGTCACGCATTCTTTTGTCTATTTCAGAATAATAATCTTCTGAAGTAGGATCAAAACCTTCGGAACCAACTAATTGCTGATGCAACCCTTGAGCAGCACCTGTCATAACCATATCTGAACCAAACCACTTATTATCTTTCATCCATCTTTGTAGTTTTGGGTCAAGATCTTCTACTCTTGGTAGTTGTTTTGGTTGAGGTTGTTGTTGTGCTTGTTGTTCTGGTTGCTGTGCAACTTGTTCAGACCTAGCTTTTTGAACACGCACCCTTTCTTTTTCAACAGCAAGTCTTGCCATAATGTTTTGGGCTTCTGCCATTTTTTCGGCATCCCCTGCTTCATGGGCTTCTTTAAATAATTTCTTGACTTGATCTTCTTGGCTCTCAACACGATTACTGTATTCATTGATATAACCTTTATCCAAAGCCTGTAACTGTTGTTTTAATTTATCATTTTCTGCTTTTTGCTGTTGTGCATACTGTACTGCAGCATCAGCTTCTTCAAGTGCCTGTTTTCTTTTCGCTGTTAACTGATTAATTCTTTTTTTAACATTATCACTATAATCAGCTAATTCGTCATTTTGCTCTACAGGTTCATTAGATGAAGCAACTTCTTCCTGAACATTTGTTCGGGTTTCTTCCTTTTCAGAAGTTTCGTCAATCTCAACAGAAACTTCTTCTGGTTTTTCTTCAATTTTTTCTTGTGCTTCTACTGTCATAAAATTCTCCATTATCTTTATACATAAGAAATATCGGTTGGGTCAAGTATTGTTGCGATAATATTGTCATCATTTATCAATCTTACCTCTAAATTCTCGACTTTAAAGCGATTACCTGCGTATCTTCCCATAAGTACCCACGATTTCTCAGAACACCACGCACCAGATGGGAATTTATTTTCGTCTTTATAAGCGTCTGGACCTATTTTAACGACATACCCAGCAACTGTTGCGAAACTTTCCCTATCTCGTATTGCATCAGGTAAATACACACCACCTTTAGTTTGTGCTCCTAAATAATACGGTATAACAAGAAGCCTGTATCCTACGGGTTGTGGTAATCTATCTATGACAGAAACATCTAATTCAGAAGGATCTTTTGAATTAGGGTTTTCTTCTTCGTTTTTAAAACCTTTTTTAATAGGTTCTGGTATTGCATCTTTTTTACGTGCGTTAGCAAACCTCTCTGGCACGAATAGTTTTTTAGCCATCTTCTAGCTCTATTCCTTTCATCGCGGCTTTTATTTCATCTTCAGCGTAAGTCATGCCACGTATCTGACCTACAATGAACCGATAGTCCTCTATGGAATCTATCGCACCATCCGAAAGAGTAATTAAAAAACTTTCTTTTCTCTCTCGTATGTTCTTTAACAAATATTCGGCTAAACGTATTCCGTCCATTATTTACCGTTTTTCCGTTGATTCATTATTTGTAACCCTTGCTTACCGAACCTATATCCAAAACTTGCTCCAATACTAATATATAAACAATTCTGAAACCATGTTGGACAATGTTCGTCTAAAAATATAAATCCTTCTTTAACATATTCTTGCGTAAAAGGCAGGAAGCAGCCTAATAATATGGCTCCAAAAAGTAGGGTCCAAAATTCGTCCTTCCATGACCCTGCCATTTGCTGTGTTAGATTCTGCTCCATTAACATTGAACTGGTGGCCTCAGTCTCGAAAACCTTGGCCTCGGCTCTGGCTCTTGCGACTTTAACTTCCGTTTCTGCTTTAGCCTTATCAACTTTGCCTTGCATCCAAGTTCCTGCAAGACTTGATACAGGTCCTATTAATTGTCCTATAAATCCAAACATTATTTTTTTCCTTTTAGATATTCTACTTTTTTAATCTTAAATATTTTTTCTATCCATTTAAAAAATTTATCAAACATTTAATCCTCTAATTTGGTGAGGGGTGGTATCAGAAAATACGAATTAAAAATAAAACAATGGTTAAAATTAACACCCCTCATAATTACTCTATCGGTATATCTTCTGTATATAATGTAACTTTCTGTTCCAATAACTGAAGCTGCATTTCAATTTCCCTCATTCTTACAATACTTTCTTTAATAGCTTCTGGTGGTTGCCATTCATCAATCCAAGTATCATTTTCTTCTACTTCAATCATCAGCATTTGCATTTCATGTTCAAGCATTGAAAGTCGTTCAGTTAAACCAAAATACAGCCATACAGAAAGACCAGTTATGGCAATCATTGATATTAGGTTTCTTAATGGAATATTAATATGACTATCATCTGATATGTTTAACCCTTGTTTACTCATAAATAAACTCCATTAAATGCGTACCCCATAGATATAATTATAAAAATATTAATGGCAAACATTTTAAACAAACTAATGCGTTTTACTTTAGGTGGAGGACCTTCAAGAAGCTCTTCTTCAGATAATTTATTATTTTCCATATTCCAAAGCGTTTTTATTCCAATTTATGTCTCTCTTAGACCTCAGTTCATCTAGGTCTTTTTCTTTAGAACCACCGTCATACTTCCAAGCGTAGCCTCTTTGAACCATTTCCTCGTTAATATTCATTTGACCACAATAAATCCAGCCTAGCATTCTACCATACTTGCCATCTTTTTCCGTTTTAACTCGTAATCCAGAATCTACACCATCAGAAAGCCGTCTTTCAAGAAATTCTTTGGCTTCCAACCCAAGTTTCTTTTCTTCTAAATCCCGTGTACGGCTTTCAGGTGTATCTATACCTGCAAGACGTACTCGTTCTTTCTTTGTTAGGCTGAAACCTAAATCAATGTTTAAATCAATGGTATCACCATCAACAACTCTGACGACTTCCTTTATAGCGTATTCATACATAATTTTCTCTTTAT